TTTCAGATGTGTTGTCAAATCCTGATGCTTACAGATTGCTAAACAGCATTGGAGGTAGTGGCGCTAACTTAATTAGCTTTGAACTTTCTCCACTACGTAAAGAAGCAATGAATCGCGCAATAAAAGCGTTTTCTTCTACGGAAATTAGAAGCCAAAAAATGACTGAGATTGAATTAAGTAGAACAGGGCAAACACCTACTGAATTTGATCCAGATAATGTTAATGATTTTAATGAGTCCGATATAATGGATTCTATTTATGGGACTACAGTTGCTGATTTCCAAAAAGCATTTGAGGAGACATTTTTTACTGGTATTGCCAAAGAAGACACATCAGCAAGAAGCTTCAAGAAAGTTAATGATGCTATACAGATGGCTTCTCCTAGAAAAATAAAATCTGGTATTGACGCAATGCTGCTTATTCAGAATATGAATAGCAATAAAGCAACTGGGCAAGAATACACCTATGAGCAAATTAGCCAGGCTAAAGGCGCTATGCAGGAATTCTACGAAACTCCTGATCATACTTATCGTTACATTATCTCTGAGTTAATTGGTTCTTTGGATTCTCTTACTCCGCAAGATGCTGACATTGAAACAATTTCCATATTTGACGAAGCTTACCCAGCTGAACTTCTAGCTCCGCAATCAAGTTATGAATTATTAAAAGCTAGAAACAATCCTACAGTTTTTGTTCGCCCAATTAAAGCTGATATTATGCCTGAAGGGAACATGCTTAATTACTATTACAACAAAACTCCTTCTACTGAGATTTTTGAAAGAAGAAGAATACAGAAATTCTTGAACGCAATGATTTCAGCAACTGAACATGGAAGCTTTTTACTTAAAAGAACATTTAATTCAGCAAAACAAGAAAATTCTGTGACAATCGACACTATGGACGCGACTGACAATGACGTATCTATTATGCGCCAATTACGCAAAGGTGTAGTAGAGCTTGTTGGGAATGACTTGATGAATGAAGCGCAAGACAACATTAAACTTATCGAGCAGATCCGTAAGAACAATATGGATAGCGCTGATAACGATATTTTGAATATTGATTCACAGATTAAAGAATGGCAAACAAAAGGAAGAGAAGAAATACTTAATTTCATTCTCAATCAAAATAAAAACCTGCATTCTAAAACTGCTGCAAACTTAATTGCTACTGCTGAATCATTAACAGCAACAATACTAGACCTTGCTAATAAACGGGAATCTTACAGTTATCGAGTTAATAAAGCTGGCGCTACTAAAGCTAAAAAGAAATATCTTTCAGATTACAAAAGAAACCTTTCTGAGATTTCAAAAATTGATCAAGTTGTTGTTAATTTGTTAGCCGATAAAGAATACTTAGCAAGAGATCCATTCAAATTCAATGATGGATTGAAAAAATTATTGGATAGGAGAAATACGCTAGCTCGAAACAGTAACTCAAAACTTTTAATTTATGGAAATCAGTTGGCGCTAGCTATTGGAAATGTTGTTGAGAAAACTGACGGACTTCTTGAGGTATCACCTGAATTGACTTCATTTATTGAAAACAAGTTTAATCCATTGGCGCTTTCTGTTATTGAATACAGTGAAGTGAACTTAGACAACATTAATGACTTTATTGCGGAAACAAAAGCTTACCTTAATAGAGGACTAATTAACGGCAGAAACAAAGGATTGTATCAAGCTGTATTAACTAATGTTCAAAGCAATAAGTTTATTGACGAACTCATTAAAGAGTATAGAGAAAATTTTGATGTTCAAACTGCTATTGAAAATCAAATTAGAGATTTTGAAAACAAAGTTGGTGATAAGTCGCAAGACATTGATTACCTCAAACAAGAACTCGTTTCTATTAATAAAGAAATTGTAAAACTCAAAGGCAATCCTAAATCTAAACAGAAAATTGATTTCCTTAATAGAGATAAATTAGCAATTGTGGCGCAAATCAGGCAACTGCAAAAACAAGCTGGTGGTGAGTCTGTTATGGCTCAAGCATTTAAGCGCCTTGGGGTAACTAAACGAAATGAAATAGCCAGATCGCTTGTTAAAGCTATTGATGGTCAAACCAATTTTGGATTTATCAAGAATAAAGTTATTGAGCATTTGGTTCGCAATGAAAGTTTGCTTTTTGAGTTGAGAGATGAAGTTGTGTTTTCTGATTTAGCTTCTGCTTTTGATTCTGCTGCGGAGTTGGATGCTGAAACCGTAATGGAAAATCAAAATATGGCTAACATTGGAATTGGGTTAGTTGCGCGAGAAATTGAAAAACTGATTGATGTTCGCAATGGAATTCAAAGATCACTTGATTCAATGCGTAAGAGCACTCAGTTAAACACAAGAACGTTAATGACACTCCAGAAAGAGTATCGCTTTAGTGATAAAATTACTGAACAAAGATTATTAAATAATAAGGCACCAACGCACCAAGTTGTTATTGATATTACTCTTGATGAGCAGCTTAAAAAGTCGAATCCATTATACGCCGTGCAATTTGATGAAGCATTGAATACTACAAGAGTTATCAATGAAGCTATGCGATTATTCATTGAAAAAGAAGGTCAGGAAATGTATCGCCACATTAATGAACATATTGACGTTTTTGCAGGTGCTTTTGACATTTATCAGAATATTGAAAATGTCCTTGAGATTGCAAGATTGCGCAATGCACTTACTGAAGACATGGCAACTCTAGCTGACGATGTTTTTGACAATCAGATTAATGAAGCTGATGGTAAAGCGGTGCAATTGTTTGGTATTTCTGTGCGTGATATGGACGCAATGAATTATGAACCAGCCACAGTTACAAAACCAGCTGATGTTCAAAATGGTGTAGATGTGGAGAATTCAAGCGCCAACAAAGAAGCTGTTAATACGGTTAATATTAGAAGACACGCAAGACGTGAATCCCTTAGGCAACGACTTAGAGGTTTAGCATTGTTTGTTAATGATGCGCACTCAAAATCTGTATTCTTGCCAACAAATGAAATTGAAACCAAAAATGAAACATCCTACATTCTTTACAGCAGAGATGCTAAAACTGAATTAGCCAAACTAAAGAGACGTGAGAATGGATCGTGGAGTGTTGACGAGAGATTGAAAAACATCATTTTCAATGCTGCAACAATACCTCCATTAATGCCTGGGCAGCCGCTCAGAACATTAGACAAGAAAACAGTTAAAATTGAATTAGATAAAGAAATTAATGATGGTTTGGCAACTGCTGCTGGAATCACCACTAAAGTAACGGTGCGCGAGTTCTTGCAAAAAGTTAAAGCAAATCATCTTGATTACTTCTTGAAGCAAGCAATTAACCGTGATCGTAGCGCATTTGCAAAAGGTCTTGGAATTGTTAGCGTCATGAAAGAGTTTAATAGACTTGATGACACAAACGTAAATGAGTTGTTTGATTCTGTTTATGCTTTTGCTTCAGACGCAAACAACAAACCGATCTTGCAGAATTCTGGCATGAACTTTTTGAGTAAGAAAAAAGATCAGTATTCACCTTCTGAAAAAAGATCTATTGCGCAAAAAGCTTACGAAATCGTGATAAATGAAAACAATTTCCTAAACTCTAAATCAGCGCAAAGTCATGCAATCATGATGAATGAAGCGCAAATACAAGACATTTTGATGATGCTTCACAGCGGTGAACTAGATAGCAAGAAATCTAAATACGGCGCTGTAATAGGCAAAGCAGAGAAATCAATGGCTTCGCTATACAATATTATAGATTCATCACAGTCTCCATCATTCATTTTGGCAAAAGCAGTATACGAGGCTGACATATCTCACAATTATGCAAGTTTGTTCTCTGCTATTTACGGTAGAAACATTCTTGAAAAACTTATTACTGGAGCATTTAACGCAACCAAGACTGATAATGCTCTATACAGCATGACTTATCACCAAAATGCTTTGATGCGTGGCAAGTTCCGTGGCAATCATGGTGCTTATCTTGAGGCTTTATCTCTTGTTGGCATGCTTGATCACGGAATTAATGGAGCCAGTGGTAAGAACAGATATACTTCTGAATATCAAGACTTCCAAGACCGCATTGGCCAAGCATCTAAGAACCTTAATAATAATTTTATGAATGGCGCGAAGGCATATATCATTGCGTCATTAAGAGGTATTGCTGAAGCCGAAACTAGAGATGCGCTTTCTGGTAATAGACCGGGCATGAAAGCTTGGGAATGGGCAACATCATTCATTAATGGTGTAAATGATCACAAAGCGAGTATTGCTGGTAAAAGTAAATTGCAAAAAGCTTCTAGTATTGGTATTAAAGTTGTAAACAAACTTTACAACAAATCTTACAAACAAGACAAAGAGGCTCAAGCTGTTATTGATATTTTTGAAATCATTAAACGCGATGCAACTACTTTAGCTAGTGCAGTAAGGGGACCTATTGCCAACTCAAAAACTCCATCTGGTGAGAGTTATCAACAGGTTTTGATTAACAATATGATTCGTGATTTGCAAAAAGGCATGAGTGAATCTGAAATAGCTGCTGTTACTGAATACAGTGATGCGCTTCTAAAAGAATTTGGTTCAATTACTGATGCTCATAGAATTGCAAACGTATTTTCCAGTAAAGACATGAGAACTGAAACTGGAAGTAAAGACAAAACTCTGACTGGTAATGACCCATTTGAGAAGGTTTATAGAACTAGTTACTCTACTGTTCCTTTGAGATTTAGTTATCTCAGAAATCCATTGGACACTACTAGTTACGATGTAAACCAAGAAACGATTGACATTGATGAGTTTATTTCTTTTGAAAGCTCAACATTAAATTTCGTAAACAGAAAATCAAAAAACAAGTCAGAAAAAGATAGGAACATCTTAAGACCAATTGATTTGAATCCGTTTACAGCGCCTGACTCACTAGCTAACGATGCATTGTATAGAACCTATATGGCTCCTACTTATAATGTGATAAGAAAGCTAATGGGTCGTATTGTCCGTAAAAATAACGGAGACATGATTACTGAGGGAGGTATGCTTAAAGAAATCGGAGTTGCAGAAAATGTTTACAACTCTGGTCAAAATTATGAATACATTTCGGCTTACATTATGAATACTATTGAGAAACAAATCAGAAATGACATGCCTCAAGAGTTAATGGAAAACGCATTTAACAATGCAATTAAATTCTCCACTTTGCTTGTTCTTGCAAAACAACTAATTAGCTTCTGGCAACCAATCCTTAACGGCTTTGTTCCTGCTGCAAGCAAGGGTGCAAATATCTTGTTTGGTAAAATGCTTGGTTATTCAGACAAGGATATATCGCGATATTCTGAAGCTTTATGGCTGGCTCTTAAAAATGATCCGCAAATGGCTAATTTTGTTAAAGAGAACAGTGTTACAAGCTATAAGCATAGAGCCGAAGGAGCTAACATTCGTTCAACTCAAATCAAAATTGCTCGCTATCATAGAGAGAATCGAATTAAATATGGTTTGCGTTACGCAATGGCAAAATTCAACGATCTTGCTGAAGGAAGTTTGGATGTTCTTATTGGTGCTCCAGAACGTGTAATGGTAAAAGCTATTTACGCATTTGAGTTGCACAATAGATTAAAGCAGGACATGGAAAACGCTCCTGCTACAATTCAGGAAATGTTCAAAATGAACCCAGATGAAATCAGCACATTGTCTAAAACTAGAGCAGACATGATGGTTACAGATTTCATGGGACTTGGAGACAAATCTAAAAAAGCTGGAATCTACAATATTGATAAGCGTATGCCAGTTCGTAGTTTGTTGCTAAATGGTTTTGTAAGACACGGTAATCACAGCGCTACAGTCAACGCAAATAGAGCTATGTATGCTGAAATGTTTATTTCTAAAGCTTTTGGCAAGTATGACAACCTTGATAAAGAAACAATTAATGAGGGTGTTGAAAACATTGCTGGAACGATGATTCAAAACAGTATGTTCTTCTTATTTAGGGCTGCTGCGATCTCCCAATTTGGAGCTTACATTGCTAGCGCTTTGGCTGAAATGTTTGATGATGATGATGATGAGGATATTGGAGAAAGAGCTTCGCGTTATGTTGAGTCATTAACTCAATGGAATGAAGAATCTCCTTGGATGTGGAACATATTGAAAGAACAGTTATTCCCTAGCTACATGCTTGTGAATGACCCTAATTTCTCAAAAGATGGACACAACAGCGCTTACTTAAGCTTGGTTAAAGATGTGGGTCAAGATGCAGCATGGGATGCAGTTGGTATAACGCCAGCTGGATTAGGGGCTTTGTTCTCATTTGGTCCAACTCAAGCATTGGTTAAATCAGCATCAAAAGATACTGCTACAATCTTCACTGGTAATTCTGAAGATGACTGGTATGAAATGAAAGATTCTGTTCGCGATACGGAAAGAATGAATCCATTGCAAAGTGTTCTTCAAGAGCCTTACTCGACCGCAATCAATATGGCTGCTCTTTTGCAAAACAGATTTACTCCTAAAGATGGATTTAATGGTATTAGTAATACTGAATTTATTTACGGACTAGTCAATCAGATGAGCGGAACAAGGGAGGGTAGAGGTCGCACACCAAAACGCCACGCAGAAGAAGGTGGGTGGGGATACAAAGAACTAAAAGACAAGGGATTCATAGATTACTATGGAGTTCCCTCGCCTTTTAGGGAAGAAGGAATGGATGAATCCTATTAAGTATCCATTGACTTAACTGTATTGATCAAAATATTCGCTGACTCTATGCGCTTCCTGATAATTTCACGGCGTATAGCAGTCAGCGGTTTTTTTGACTCAAAGAACTTAATGGCATCAATCAACAATGGAACTACTCTCAATACTTCTAGCTTCACCGTAGATGGTGTCACAAGCGGCAATGAGGGCATGGATAGGCTGCTTGGGTATGTTGACTCTACCTCTTGCTGAAGAGGGCTAGAATCGCCATTTATGTCTTCTTGTTGCGCTACAATGTCAGGCTCGCTGTAATTCTCAAGTTCTGGTGGTGCGGCAATAGTTTCCTCATCAATGATGGGTTTTGGTTTTCTTAGTTTAGGCATAAGTTGTTTGTAAAGGTTTGCGGTGGTTAAGTTGCTGCCGCATCAGCTGTGCATTAGGACTCTCTTAACCTAGAGCTACAAAGGGAAATACGAAAACCCTCCATTAGCACAAATCTTTAGTCGGCTAAAGCCGATTATGAATTGAGAAAATTTGTTTTTGGACTTGTAAACCAGCCTTCGTCTTTAGCGGCTGAACTATTTTCATGAATCCATCTATGACACTCTTCACACAAAGGAACTACTACACAACAAAACTCTCTTGTTGTGCGTTTGAATGGATGGTGTGGCTCAAAGTCTCCACCAAAATGCTTCCAGTTATTGCCGCGCATACGGCAACGAGCACAGGCAGCAGGAATATACACTTTAAGTATGCGTTTATACTGCTCAAGCCATTCCTTCCTTTTGTCTGATATTCTTTTCATTGATGGTAAATAAGGAGACTTCTAGTGTCATGTTTTCAAGTCACGGAGACAGGCACTCTTCCCATTTAAGGGCTTTATCCTGGGTCGCCACCCCAGCCTAGAAGTCAAATCTATTATATCAAGATCTTATCCAATCATATTTTATGGATTGGATTTCTCCATGAAAGCAATTTCAGGCCTTTCAGTGCGTGACTGACGGTATTGCAGCTCTACTCGCAGCGATCCAATGACCACGGCCCCTGCTCGACAAATTGCCATGGCTTCCTCCGCACTGATGTCCTTGCTTTCAAGAGCCTTTACTGTGCTTGCCATCTTTTCTCTTAGTTTCTCGATTGTATTCATAGTGATTTGATTCTGGTTCTAAGTTTTCGGTTCAGTCGGATGTGTTCGCGCTTAAAGTCGATCAGTTCTTTCGGGCAGTCTGCCAAGCGCATGTGTAGGTATTTGGCAGCGACTGTTCCATCGGTCAGTTTCTCCGTCATCCTTTTGGGCTTTGCCTTTTTCGCCGCCTCCGTTCGTTGTGGCTTTCTGGTTTTGCGCGGGTGATCCTTCGGGAGTTTTACCCATGCTTCACGCTCTTGCTGGCGTTCCCTTTCACGAACTTCCTTCTTTTCCCTACGTTTTTGCTGATTCTCTATGCGTTTTGCCCATCGAACTGGGTCATTCCTTAGTTTTTCATAATAACGCTTAATCGCTGCTTTTCGCAAAGACGCAGAACAATTTAAAACAGATTCTACTTGATTGTTATCCACCATACCCCAAGGCCTCTAATGAATGCTTAAATGGATTGCCATCAATAAGGCGCACAGCATCAAGCATCATTTGAACAAGTTCCCGTGTTTCTTGTTGAGCATCTGGTTTCAGTCGCAGGTTGAACAGATGGATGAATGAGAGCAGTGATCCAGTCCAGATGAACTTTGTCATCAAGCACAATGGCAAGTGACAGCGAGCTTGCTCCTTTGAGACACCAAGCTCAACCATGTCTTGATATAGCTTCTTACTTTCATTAATAACTGCATTAACACGGGAAACAATAAGGTCATTAAGTTCCTCATGAAGATGTCCATCACTTCCCTGCTTTGAGTCTTTTGATTGAAGGCGATATTGCGTTGGAGCCTCATATTCGTCATGAAAGTCCACATACCTGCCACTAATGCTGTTTGCAGACATCCCAACTTGATGTTTGAATAGCTGGCGCTCAACGTAGATTGGGCATTCAATTCTAAACTGTAGCTGTGGGTGACGAAGTGGTGATGTGTGCTTATGATCAATCAAGAACTTAATCAGCCTAGTGTCTTTATCTCCAAACTCTTTTGACTCTTTATCGTAACTGACGCGAGCCGCATTGACGATCATGAGATCGTCTCCAAAGTGATTTAATAGTTCTACATTCATCGGATGGGTGTGGTTGTTGTGGTATCTGATTTTTCTACGTGTCTGCGAAGGCGTAATCAGACGGATATTTCTCATTCTTTAGACATGACCGAGGTGCTTACACAGGTATTACCACACTCGCACCCACTGTTCAGGTCGCTCACCTGTCGATCATTTACTGCTTTCGGTTTCCCGAACTTTTCAGTTTACCCGACATACGCCTTAGTTGACGCAGTGCCCTCAATGCAATGAGCGCGAGTGTAGGGACATACTAAGCGGTATGTCAGCGCTTTACATAGTCAGTAACCAAATACCTACCAAGTAATACTGTCATCGACCAATAACAGTATCTGACTAAATAAAATTGGTTGCGGGAGTCGGATTTGAACCGACGATCTCAGGCTTATGAAACCCGCGACTTAACCTCTTGTCCATCCCGCATTAAATTATTTACGAGCCTTTAACCTGCGCTCGATCTCACGATTAACATACCAAGCTGCTTTACGCAAGTCTTCTATATCATTTTCTTTATCGTCTGCTCTCCAAATATATTTGATTGCATTGCCAAGACAGAAGTTTAGATGCTCCGTCACTTGAATGCATTCAATACCAGATGGATGAGATTTGTAATGACTAGGGTGATTAACTTTATCTTCAACCTTAAGATAGCTTACACATTTTCTGTATTCATCTAGCCAGAAATCACTCCCCTCAGGAGTTCTACTCCAAATGAAACCGTAATATATTGCATCCTTCAGGGAATTAACTTCTTTGTTTTCATATCCAGCAGATGGATATAATTTGCAATTAGCAATAGCCAAGTCCCTTATTTTTTCATCAGGGATTTCTTTCAACCATTCAGTTATCGACTTTTCTTTTTGCATAGTTCTGCTGTTTCGGGTCTTGTTCCTGGGTTTTCTTTTAGCCAACTAAAGAGTTCCTTGTGGTTTCTTTGTGGTGATTGCATCAGTCTCTGAATGCGCATTGGTGGACCATCCATTGGATAGCGTTTCTTTCCTTTTTCTCTTTGGTATATTGTTTTCATATTAAAGCCATGGTTTTTGGGTTGGGGAATACATTGGTCGAACAGGACCTGGACTTGGGAGGAAACGTTTGGTTGATTTATCAAACCACGTATTGGTCATCGGAATCTCACCAGTAGCACGTTGCTTACGACAGATTAGCTTACCACATGGAGTTGATTCCCAGAACTCTTGCATTGCGTCATCGGGATAGTCATTAGCCTTCATCTCAGCAAGACGTTCATGCTTAGATACGTCACGCCATACAGTAATGATATTGTCTGGCATGTTGCCCCACTCGCTAGCACCTTGAATCTCGGCAATAGCTGGTGGACTGCTGACACCTTCACCACTCTTACGTGGATGCGCCACAACATGAACATGCACAGGATAGTTGGAAGCAAAGACACGGATAGCGTCAATAGCTTGTGCTTGAGCGGTATTGTCTCCGCGATCAACATCCATCGTCATTACGTTATCAATGACAAAATTAGTTACCCCATACCGTTTATGGGCATGGATGAACATGTTAATGAGTTTGAGAGGGTTTGCTTTCTCTCTGCTTTTGTAGATAAAGCAATGTTCACTGAGATACTTGAATGCTTTTTCAAAGTCATCATCAGCTACAATATCTGAATTGCCAGTCATGTTCATCAAGATGGAACCGAACGTGCGCTCAGGTGGCTGCTCAAAAGAAGCAACAACACTCATAACCCCACGCGCAGCTAAGTTAGCTACTTGATTCTGAACTGCTTGGGACTTACCCTGTGATGTGTAACCAAACCACAGAGTAATCTCATTCTTACGGAAAGTAAGATCAAAGCCAGGAATAAAGAACGGATCACCATCAAGAAGATAGTCACCACGAATGAAGTCCATAACCTCACCCTTCATCTCTATGGCATCTACAATCTCATCAAGTTGACCTTTGGCAGTTGACTCAATAAGATTGATGATCTCTCCACCACGGCCAGCCTTGAGCATGTCATTGGCATCCTTGAGAGGAAGATTGACGATGATGCATTTATCAATACCTAGACGCGCTGCAACATCGACAGCGCATTTCTTACCAGCTGCATCATTGTCCATGATAAGAACAATGGTGTCGAAGTAGGAAAGGTATTCATAATCCTCCTTAATCCAATTCATATTGGAAACACCAGAAGGAATAGAAACAGCGGGAAGCCCTAGCTCAAACATGGCTAAGGCATCCCACTGCCCTTCTACAATAATGAGACGATCACTATTTGTAGAAGGATCACAAACATCTTTGCCAAACAAGTTGTGGACTGGATTGGGACTACACCACATCGTTTTATCGTTGTTCGGCATCCAATGTTTGTTAAGACTAAGGCGTGATTCACAGTCGTAATGCGGAAAGATAAGCTCTCCGCGAGCACCTGTGCCAACGCTGTATGCTTCAAGTGTGCGCTTACTAATCTTGCGTTCAGCAGCATACTTGATGCAATCCTCGCTAAGAGGTTTGATAGCTTCAGCCAACTCTTTGTAATTTGTTGACTTGTTTGCTCCAGAAAAATTCTGAATAGGAGCAATGTTGAGGAAATTACCAAGCCATGCAATGCTTGCGGGAATGGAAATACCTTTGACTAAATGAACTAACTTCCATGCACTACCCTTGATTGCAGGGTTGGCATGGTCATAAAACTGACCAATGTTATACGACTTAGTTGAAATACTAAGACTATCTCCAGGATTTCCGTCAATGTTGCCAACACGGTAGCATCCTGTTTGTTTCTTTGCGGCAGGGAACAAGGTTAAAACGAACTCGTCAATGCGATGTTCTAGCTTTGCTTTGATTTCTTGTAAGTCGTATATCGTTTTGGTTTCAGTTATCATTAAATTGTCTTTGATTAATTTGCTCTATTGATTCTACTACAGGATCAAATCCGATTGTTGCCGCCATCGAGCCAATCAACGAAGTAATAAAATTCAATCCTATTGCATCAGCCATAGGAACTAACTTCATTACTTGAATCATATTTTTCTCCATGATAGCAACGCTTTCGGCGTCTGGTAGGCTTTTGAATTGGTTAATGTATTCAGCAATTTCTTCTGATTCATTTTCCAATGTTTCTCTAATTTGTCTTTGGAGGTATGTTGTCAACGCTCCAACCTCAATTAGAATACTGTTTAGTCCTTTACCTTCAATTTCTGCTCCTTCCCGTCGATCTTGATCACATTGGTTTTCAGATTGATTACAATTGCCGCTGTCGGCTCCGTCATACTTTTGGTTCTCTTCCATAGATTGTTTTCGTCGCAAGTTACATAATCTACTGAAGCGTCCTTACAGGCTGCAATCAAATCGTCTACTTGGTCTTTAGATGTTAGGTCAACAATTACTGAGTTGCCTAGTTTTTTGCAGATACTTGCAAGGCTTCTTACGTTTTTAGCTGACAATCCAATTTCTTCAGCTTTTTTAAGGATAAGATCTTTATCTGCTTTCTCAATTTTTGAGTAAAATGCTTCTTTGTGGTGACTGAATGACAAGTTGAACTTACGTCCATTGTATTCTTTGAACACGCTGACAGCCGTAACAATGGTGTTGTAGGCCTTGTCAGACACTTCAATCACTTGGCTTACGTCAAACTGATTACCAAAGTGGTTTTCAAGTTCTGAGGTAATGCTACCAAGCAACCAAGTCGAGTAGTCATCAATCTTTTCTGTAACGTCACGCGCTACAAAGATACGATCAATAACCTTGTATGCTTGCTCCAACGATGGAGGATTGTCCATTCGCAGAGTTGCTTGACCACCTTCTCGGATAACAAAGTGTTCTGAGATAGGATCAGTTACAATCTGCATCAAAGCAGCAATGTCCTGCTCTTTATCGTCAATTTGCTCAGGATCGCTCAGGACGGCAGCCACATCAACTTTGGATACTACTTCCAGATTGGCAAATGCCTCTGCTTCTAGGCCATTTGTGACTTCTCTGGAGAGCATTGAGATGAATCCATTCACCCTGTTCTTCACTACGCCACTATAAGCATTACTGTTTATTTCTTTTCCGCTTCTGTATTGAGCCAGAAGCTCCGCAACAACGTCATAAGGAATTGCGTATTCTTCACTTACTGCACCAATCTCATCATCTTCTAATGGGATTCCGTCAAGGTATACTGTGTTTGTCATAAATTATTCTTCTTCACTAAATGTCTCTAGTCCGATTCCTTTTTTTCCAGCCTCTCTAAGCAGCAGGTCGTAAGCGTTCGGTGGGTCAGGTTTATCCATGCTGAATCTGGCTGCAAGTTTTAATTTTGTCAAAATTTGACATTCATTTCTGTTCACTGTTTCCCACCTGCCTGTTTCTTTTATGAAGTGGATTTGAAGAAACATGTTCGCCATCTTGTCCCAACTACTAATCAGGGCTGTTTTGACTGTATTCATTTTGCATTTTCTCTAAAACTTTTCGTGCAATTGATGCCATCTCAAAAATAACTGAAGCGTCATCTTGAAATAGCAAGTTTCTTTTAATTTGCCATGGATCTGCAATTACTTTCAATACCTCAACCATGTCTGGCAAATACATTGCTGCAACAACATCTGCTCTGCTTTGTTCGATGCCTTCAACGATTTCCAAATCCCATGGCCCTGGAGTGATGTCTTTTAAGATTGATCTACTCATAATTCTTTTAAGATTCTGACTGGCAGGTTAATTTCTTGTGAATACTTATCAATGACAGCTTTGTTTTGAGAAACCATCACCAGATTGTCATTGTCGTAAATAGCATAAATGACCTTTTTCTGTGGCGCTATTTTGTATTCATAACGACCCCAATTCCATTCTGGACACAAGTCTAATTCAAATTCTTCATCATCGCAAAGGAATGGTCTTGAAAGCACTTCTCCGCCATTAGAGTAATGAAGCATGACCTTCATCATTTCTTGAATTCTATTTAATTCTAATTCATTAATCATTTTGTTTTTTTGTTAATTTAATTTTAAGTAATTGAAGGCGTAGCTTCCATTGATTGTTTTTATGGATTGGCTTGATTGCCAAGTATTTTCCATTAGTAAAAATAAACCACAATTGCATATTCTTTAGATTAAATGCCTCGCCAAGATAGGTTTTGCCTGTCCATCAATTTGTATATGATGCTATTCTGACGAGGCTATTCCTAATTCATCACTCGATGAAAGGAAAGTTTTTAGTTGGCTAAAGCAACTGCTGACTCAAGGAGCTTGTTGCCACGTTTGACATTGGTGTCCCAATCAATTTCAAAGCGTTGAGCCGCAATGGTTTTTGTTAATGCCGAAGCACCCCAGTTGCTGCTGTAGTTTTGAGCACCAGCTTCTTTACGATTGGATGACTCATGAGTTTCGAATTCTGTCAATGCTTGGAATGCATCAAGACGTGTGCGACCTTCGTTACCACGACCAGACTCAAACAGCTCACCAATACGCGCAGCTTTCTGAACAAGAGCGTTTGTTCCCTTCTCCATGTTGCGACCCTGAACACCAGCTGCCCATGCCTTAGCTTCATCTCTGGAGCATTCTTTCTCATGTGCGCGTTCAAGCATAGACTGGAACAAGTTGGACGTTCCAGCAAAGCCATCAATAGCATCAATGAGACGCGCTACATTGACCTCAAGCATTTGCGTGTGCTTGGCTTTGCCAATCTCCTTGCCTGATGTCATAGATGCCATGAAGGTATTATTGCACACTGTGCAGAAGTTAAGGTATCTAGCAGTGAGTGCGGTAGTCTTGTCAAAAGAATCCAATACAGTAATGAAATCCTCAAACTTGCGACCAGCAACCTCAAATCCCTCAGTAACCTTAAGCGAAGCAAATAGCTTGCGACGATTATCAACTGTGCCAGCAGACACAATCTGGTAAGGTGTTTGCCCCATACCCTTTTTGATAACCTCCCAGAACATTTTAATAGAGGATGGTTGATAGCTGGAGGCGTATGGATCGCCAATTGGAAGCCAGTCATCATTAGCGAGCAGAATCTTGAACTCTGGATCTTCTACGTAAACATCGCGTGTTACACCAAAGTAATCTTGCTCTTGTTTCTTGTAGTAGATAGGAGACTCAACAACCTCGAAAGGCATAGAGTTGTCTTGCTTAACCTCGTCAACAATAGTTGTCAGGTTGTGCCATGCTTGGTTAAGTCCAGCTTGGATGTCGCGTTCTTTGATTAGGTGTGCCATATTTTGTTTGTATTTTGTATTGTTTGTTGTAGTTGTTGGCTATGGAGCCATCTGGTGTATCAATGAATCCACCTAGTAGGGTGGAGTGGAAAGGGTCAATTATTTATGTTGGAGACGCTAGACAAGCGCTTCGTGAACATAAGATTACTTTTGAGGAGCGTGATGAGTTTCTTGGAGCTATCTATGCAGCTAATCCAGCATTGGTCAGTAATCCCAATGCTAAGTCTGTGTATCGTATGCATCTTGGAGACTTCCAACATTACCTACAGGCACTAAAGTCAAGATGGTCAAATGGAGTTCCATTAGTCAGTAAAGAAGAAGCATTACGCAGAACAAATATCTGTCAAAGTTGTCCAGCAAAATCACAAGTTAATGGTTGTTATGGATGCAGTGGTTTATCAAAGCTACTAATGCACATACCTGAAAAGTTCATGGAGAACAATGCAGGTTGCGCAGTGTGCAAATGTTATCTTAATAACAAGGTTTGGATGAGTGAAGAGGTTTTAGCTGCTGATTCTAGAGATCTTGAATATCCTCCGAATTGCTGGATGAACGAAGTTTTTCCTCCGCAGTTACCTGCTGGTGACATTTAATGCACAAAGCCCTGAATCCAGAAGCTTCGCAGAATAAACGTTTAGCAAAACTAGGAAGGTCTTCAAAGTCTCTTAAGCTGCCAGCTGGAATAATGTGATCAATCTGGATTTCTTTTCCAGGATATACATCTTTACAGATAGCGCATTTGTAATGCTTTGATGCTCTATTGGTCTTCTTGTTGACTCTTGTGTCAACATAAGCTGCTTTTAAGCAATCAAACTTTGGCTGCCATCTAGAGCTAGCACTACGTAATGCGCTTCTAATAAACCCAAAGAACCTAGATTTTGTCCATGTGCCATTATTATATGGACGAGCAACGTCTAATCTTCTCTTTACTGGCTTTGCTTTTTTCTTACTCATATTCTTTCTCATGGCAAAGCTCGCATATTAAACGCAAGTCCACAATCTTTTGTAGAGAATCTTTTTTAATTCCCTTTGCAGGAAATTTTACAAATGATTTCTTCGTCATTGAGAAGTAACGCTCAACATCATCGTTAATCTCTTGAGCTGTGGCTTTACTTTTGCAGTCTTGACACTCTACAATGATGTCTTTCAGTTCTATTAATTCATCCATATCAAACCAGTGATTTAGGGCTATCATCTTTTTCTATTGTTTTCTTGAATCCAGTATTGCTTGCTTCGTGAAACACAACAATACCTTCTGGATTCATGAAGTTACGCTTTGCGACACTACCTTCTAGTTTTAGATTTTGCAACACTTGATCAATAGCAACTGTATCAAATACGCCATCATAAAGAACTGGAACTAAGTCGCAACAAATAGGTAGAACATCTTGGTATTTAATAACGCTAGGATCAGCTTTTAAGATTTGCTGCGGCTCTTCATTATGTCTACACCAACGGATAGTATTGAATAAGCTAAAACGCTTTCCTTCGAGTCCGTAGTTGCGCTGAATGCCTTTGCCCCACCATTCACCAAAGTGCTGTCCTACGCCAAGCTGACGCAGTTCTTTTCTGTTTGCTTGCGCCCACTTAGCAAATCCATAATTGTCATTGCTTGGGAAAATCCATTTGTTTCTACTTCCAGCATACATGAAAAACATATGGTCATCTTCCATCCATGCATCAATGCAACCATCTGTGTCAACATCTTCATCAGCTTTGTATTTCACAATGCAGATTTGAGCATTAGTTCCGTCAATCTTTTCTGTGACTACTACTCTACGGGAGAGTCTTGCCATTTTGGGAAATCCTTTAAAATCAATCATAAAAAAACAGCAGACTATATTCGGTCTGCCAGCGAGTTAATTTAACTGTTTTTAACAAAGTCGCGCCATGCCTTCATGACGACTCTCTCTCAATCGTCTGTCATTGGGATGTCATCAGCAGAAGCTTCCTTAAGTTGCTTCTCGCCAAACCACCACAATGCAGCAAATTCAGGAGCACGAACAACCATCTTCTCAATGGTTTCTTTAGGGATCTCCATTACACGAAGAGCTTCTTGAAACTCAAATGTGAATAGAGCCATCTGTCTGGCAAGTTCATGTAACGGAACTTTGGAACTAGGTGTTTCTTGAACTGATACAGTAGTTGAAGCAGCTGGAGTAGACGCAGCAGGTAAGGATGCATTACTGCCAGCAATTGAGCAGCTTTCACTAGAAATGCTTACAGTGCCATTGTATTCATTCTTTTTGAGAGTGCCTACAAATGTAACCGTATCTCCTTGTTTCAAATTGCAATCACAAGCAACACCCCATAAGGACATTTTTGATTTACCAGAATTGTCTGAGATGTTGATGTTGCGATAGTTTTTGCCATTTGAACTTTGTTTTATCTCGTAAACAGCGTCAATCTTGACTGGGCCTAGAGACATAGCCGTGCCTTTTGATGGCAGGTTTAATACTTGATGAATTGTGCTTGGCATATATTATTTTAATTGAAGTTTACTTTCAAATCAAAATTCCTCACTAGCGGTAGCTTCCAACTCTTTTGCTGTCTTGATACCGTCTCGAACATAAAGCACTTTACCATTACCAACATAGGTTTTGGTTTTCTTGGCTTTGCGATCTTCTTCGTTCTGGCTAATTACAGCCGATACGTTTTGTTTATAATTGTCAATTTTGTCATCTACAAAAAGCGTTAATGGAATGTAGGTTCCGCTTTTAGTGGTGACAAATGTAGATGGATCTAGTTTGTCCAGATGTTCTTTTTTTAAGCTAATGCTAATGATTGCTGACATAATGTTATTTACTTAGTCTAGTTTTGTTTGTTTGGTATGAAGCTTGAACTCTTGGGTTCTCGCCATAAGGAGTTGTTTTTGCTTTTGCAAGTTTTGCGTCAAGCTCGGCAATAGTAGATTGAGCATTGAAAGATGCAATGATTTTATCAATCATTTCTGAATTTGGTTCAGCAGCACTTTCTGATTTGCCATGATCGTTTGTAGCGTCAGCATCTTTGGTGTCATCAATACAGAACAAGCCGTTAAGAGCATATTTGCGCGAGTAAGAAGAGCAAGCTCCTGTAACCTGTGCATCATCCATACCCTTTTTGCTTTCTGCTTCACGTGCAAATGCTGTAGTGGAAATGGTTTCTCCATCTGCCGTAAAGCTTGCAGTTGATTTTACATAGATTCTCCCACCAATATCTACCATCTCATCACTAAGGATTACGATTGCCTTGTGTTTTTCAAGGTGTGGCTTAAGAGCTTCTAGGATTGACTCGGCAGACCTGTAACGATAGTTGCCGAATTTGTTTTCTAGGTTCTTGGGTGCAATCAATTCTGATTGAATTTGCTGTAATTTTTCCGCTGCTTTTTGCATATTTATTTTATTTAGTTGTTGTTATGGTTTGTTAAATTCCTGATTGAAACTGTGAACAACAGTGAGCAAAACCACAGAAAGAACTACAGAAAGTCTTCTCACCTGCTCGTTTCTCGATGATTTCTCCAGACTTAATGTTCTCTTCAGCTTCCGCTCTAGTATCATACACTCGTCTTGCACGTTGTGCATCTGGTTTCTTAACTGCAAACGTATCTGCTTTTGCCCATTGTTCATCCAAGGTGCATCTCCTTGGTTCCCCAAGCGAAGCTTTATGATGTTCGTTTACAGTTTCGTTGATAATCTTTTCAGCATATTCTGCGTCATAAGGATGAACAAAGATCTTGATTGGTGTTTTAGGATAGGACGGATCTACTTTGCTTTGCATGTATTTCCAGTCACGTTGAAAATAGACAACACCTACATACTCACACTTGATACCATTCTGTTCTGCAAGCCAAGCATTCATCTGAACTTGCTTATAATGTTCGTCTTTTGCTTTTTCTTGAACACCACCAGTGGCTTTATAGTCATAGAGACAGTTATCAGCCCAATAATCCATCTGACCAGAAATGGTAACAATATCATTACCAACTTTAACTTTAGCAAAGTTCCGAATCTCAGCTAGCTCACCTTGCTCGGGACGCGCATACTTCTCAAGGATACTATGGATTGCTGTGCCTAGGAGCGCCATGAAGGACGCATACTCGTCTTTTACGGGTTGTGACTGCGTAGCGAGGTAAGTGCGCTGTGGAGGGCTTACAAGCTGCGTTACGGTGTAGTCTGATTTGCCCTTGCTATATTCATCAGCTGCTAATGCGCGAGCAAAAGGTGCTGGCAATGATGTGATTGTGTTATCGTTCATAATTTTTCATTCAGTATTGATCTTCCGCTAGCCATAACAAGTATTAAATACTGCGGGAATGAATTACCCATAGCAAGGCTAACACCATTTAGCAATGCCCATTCAATGATTGCTGCTTTTTTTGTCCCTTGTTTAACCCCTTCTAGCTCAAGTAGTTTTCTTAATCTGATTTGAATGTCTTCTAATTTTGGATGCATTATTTTTTAGGGTTTCTTAGGTTATATTCTTTGTTTTGCATGTATAATTCAGAAATTTTCTTATAAACTTCAGTATCAAGCATCATGTATTGATGACTCTCGTTAACTGTTTCTGCATAATCCCTTGTTCTCATAAGCACTCCATCATTACTATACAAGTCATTAATTATGTGGAATCGAGTTCCTTCGTCTATTTTGATTTTGTGAATTGAAATATCAGTTGCTTCGTAAGCATTAAAATACTCATTTACCCAATAACATATTTCATCCAATTCTTTTTTATGAATTGCCTCAATAAGCTTTTCATCCTCTTCTTGTGTCATAATGTTTTTATGTTTTGTTTGATTTACGATGCTGTATTTTCAACGCATTTCCTGCATCTTGGTCATCTTCATTGACAATCGCTTGTAACACAATGAAAAGCGCAGCGTTGCAAAGCTCCCAATAAGGTTCTCCTATTCGTTTTTTAACAATATGTTCAACGCTCCAGATTTCTTGATAAGCCCTGAACAATGATTGTGCTTCTTCCGAGAAACGATCTGGTAGCTTTAGCTTATCCATAACTCAGATAATTGATACTAGTCTTGCAATACTATCACAAAGATATGTTTCGTAACTCCGTGTCTCGTCAAGATAACCTTCGCAATGCGCTAGTTCCTCAATGAGGGTAGAGACAAGATAGTCCATGTTCTTGAATGCTTGCAGACTCAAATGAATCTCGCCATTCTCAACAAAGGCAACTAAATGCTTGTCTTCTGTTTTGATAAACTTGATTTCGTAATTTGTATTGAAACCAGCACGTTTGATTTTACTGACTGCTTGTTGAAGCATTACAGATTGAATCTCTTCAAGTTCTACAGTTACATATACTGTTTTTTCCCTTGGAAGCTCTCTTTTAAGGTTATTCATCAATGTTGCTGGATGATTGATCCTAGCTTCAGATACAACATCTTTAAATGATTCACTCCATTTAATGTAACTTGGAATAGCAAATGACTCTTCTTCGCTATCTTTAGAGAAGATCCAATCATTCATTGATTCTGGATGTTCTTGAGTAACAATGATTTGAGCAATGTCCCAACTAAGCATCCAGTTATCTCTGATTGTTCTATCTTCAGTCAAGTCAACCTTACCATGGATATTGTATCCATACTTAGCGTTTTTCATTGTGCCGACAAATACATCTTTGAAGAATACTTTACCAGCATACTTACCATTCAGCACTTGGAGATTGCCGTAATCATGAACTACGTTATCTAAATGACGGTTACCAGTAAGGAAGTATTCGTCATAATTCTTGGCAAGCTCATTAAATTCCACTGAGTCAACTTCAATGACGCTGCCATTTTCAATGTTTGGTGCATCAAAATCCATTGCGCCATCTTCGTCCAAAGTATTGCTGTATAGCTCTCTAAGGACTGTCCAAGGCTCCCAATGAGCACCATAGTGCATCGTAAATGGAAGTGCTTTGTCATTGTCATAAACAACATTGATGTCAGTGCCTCTGAATGTATCTTTAGTCTGGCTAAAAACATGTTCTTCGGGAACACCATTAACATAGTTGGTGATCTTGATTTGCCAGCCAAGTCGCAGTGAGATGGCGATAGCGTATTTAAGTCCAGTGCCAAACCTACCAATAGGATTAGTAGAGTTAGGCTTGGACGAGACTCCAATCATCGACCAGCTTTTAGGGTCAATCTGTGTATTTGTTACGAAGAATGTTTTCATTGCAATTTTGCCTCAAGGAACTAGGAAACATACTTGATCATTTTATCCCATGTATATTCTAGGTTTTCTATCTCATAATGAAACAGGAATATATGATCACCATTTGTCACGTGAACTCCTGCTTCTAAATTTTGCTTTGGTAGTTCAACGCTGTAATACCAATTGTAGTTTGAGTCCATTGATACATATCCAGCTTTTGAGATATTTTTTACAGCTAGATTTTTATTGATCAAGTTGAAAAGATAATGTCCTTCAGGTCCTATTACTCGACATAGCTTAACGGATTCTTTGGGTGGGGCTTTTATTGTTAATGTCACCTCATCTCCAGGACTCATTCCGTTATACGCATCAACAAAAAGTTTTAATGCGTCTTCAAGGTTTTCAGTTTCAATAACTTTTATGTTTTTATTCATTTTAATTCGATAGTTTGTTGATTAGGGTTTTTAAGGAAAGAAAGAAGTAGTTTTACTTTGTCAGTGTTTTCTTCTTTTAATAAAGGGTTTTCTTTGATGTTTGTTTGATTATTAACAAGAACTCTGATTTCTTTTTTGATCTCATCAATTGATACGCATTTTGACCATCCAAGTTTTGATTTCTGTTTTAATAAATCTTGAATTGATTGATCTACAATAGTTATTTGAACAGTAGATTTACTTGCGTAATGACCCCAAAATTCACATGAAGGAAGTTCTTCCTTTGATTTATTAGTGATATGGGAAATAGCTATTTCCATCATTTCTTTATCAATTTGTTCATGTTTTAATTTTAGGTTTTCATTGAAAACTTTCCTTTCTTGTAACTCTTGGATTGCAAGAGCTTCGATGATTTGGGCTTTTGTAGCTTTGGGAGCTACTGACTCGCTAGTTTTTTTGATTACTTGTGTGGACATATTAGTAGGCGAAAACGTTTCTTGGTTTGGTTTTGACAAATTTTACTTCAAGTTTTTTTGTTTTAACGTAAATTGAACCTTTAGATTTCTTTATTTCAATAATATCACTCTCGCAAATAGTGAAAGACTCACGTTCTTTTAGTTCTTCACAATAAGCAAAGTTAATATCAATTTCTTGATTGTATGAATACTCATCAAATGGTCTGCAATACAAACTAACATACTCTAAAGTTTTTTCTTCTACGTATTTCTTTCCTGATACGATATCTGGTCTGCTTAATCTCCACTGATTTTTTCTTGTGTCACTAGCTTTTTCATATTCAATATAATCATTAGCTTTTCTAAGCGATTCAGTATCAAGGTTCGGAATCGGCAGCAACCTAACTGTTGATACTGTTGCTGTATATGAAGATTCATCAATGCTCTGAATATTGATAATGTCTCTGAATTTCTCAGGAGTTTCATTATGCATGATGCATTCCTCAATCAAGCAAGAAATAGCATCAGGTGACAACGAACCAGATGTTTCAATGTATTTATGCAGTTCAGCATTGATTACAGGATCAGACACTTTGTCATCAACCATTTGGTGTAAAGCGATTTCAGGGAACTCATCAAATCGTTTGTGATAGCGCACACGGCCAGGTCTATTGTTGAAATACTTACCAATGTCAGCACTGTTGCTGGTCATTAAAAACAAGTGCTTATTGTGCGTTGTGCCGTCTAGCAAACTAAGCATTGAGTTTTTGTGATCATTTTCAGAATACACTTTCTCAAATTCATCAATAAAGATAATGCAAGGATTTGGTATATTGCTAAGGAATGTTTTAAATCCTTCATTGGAGTGAGGACCATTTACGCAGATTACTGGAAGTGATGACTCAATACAGATTTGTTTTGCTGTAAGAGTTTTACCGCAACCTTTAGGTCCAGACAGCAATACACTCATACCTCTCTTTAATTCTGTAAATGTTTTGATTACACGCAAGCTGAAGTCATGGCAATCTCCATAAATCTTGCTTGGTAAGGTAAATGGCGCTCGATGTTCAAGGTAGTATCCTGACATTGGGTCATAACCAATATCGTAAAAACCTGTGCTCAAGTTATTGTTAATTGCTGTGGCTCCCGTTAATTGGGTTCTGTTTCCTGATTGGATGGTATTCATTTTTTTGTGTGTTTTGAGATTGGCAACCGTTCTAGTTCTTCCGAACTTTCTGCAACTGGAACTAGACTCTTAATTACGAAGTGCACTTCATATCAGTTTTGAGTGCCTCATGAGGGCAACGGTTATTTATTGGAAATTGGTGGGTTCAGTTAGCGGCTCGTTTTCTAGTCATACGTTACTAGCGAGTTTCGCTAACCTCCCCCATTGAAAAATTGGGTGTCCTGTCATGATCGGCATTGTGAACGCTCAAGCTTTGCTGAAGTTTACAAACTTCTATGAGGGAGCATCTCGCGTTTTCATCCGCAGAACATTTATTCCTGCTTACCGTATGCAGGGCTAGCTTGACGCTACTAGCGGGTCCATCAGGAATCCTCTTTATCAGTGAGTTCCTAATGCCTAAGGCACCTTCTTTCCGATGTGTCATAAGGTATGTAAGCGCACCTTAAAGCAGCACTGTCTTTCCAGTAGTCCCGATTTTACCAGCTTTTGTCAATTGGTTTGACGCATTTTCGTATCTCACTGGTTTACGAGCCGTGCCTCCTGTCTCGTTGCGGCTATGCGCTTCTTGCATCTGGACTAAGAACCGTTAGCAAGGGACAACGCAGAAATCTTATTTTGTTTTTA